AAAATCAAGATAATTTATTTAGACCCACTCAAGAGCTTCTGAAACTGAGGGAAATTGCTCTGCAAATATTTTTTTACATTCTAAAGCAATGTCCATATGCTCTTTCTGAGTTCCATTTGCAGAACGAAGATTAATATAATGAATCCAACTACGGCAAGATCCCGTCATATAAATCCTTGTAGGTGTTGCAAGAGGAAGAACAAATCTTGCACATTCCTTTGCAACTCCTGCATCCAAAAGTTTTCTATAAAGTATTCTTGCATCATCAAAATGTTTTGCAATTTCTCCTTGCAATTTCAATTTTAAATAATCAGGAATATCATCAATTGAATTCTGACGATTTTTCGTATCTTGCCTTCTTAAATCTGGAAAAGGAATATAGCTAGACAATAAATCTGTATCAGCATAACGTTGAGAAAATTCTTGAAATGTAAAGGATCTGTGGCGTAGAATTTGAGCTGCAATTCCTCTGGTAGTTTCTATTTCCAGTGACATAAAAGATTGTTCAAACACACTCCAATGATTGTGCTTAATACAATAACGGAGCAGACCTGCATAGTTTTCATTATCTTGATTACTAGGGTTAGATACTCTAGCAATAAAGGCCATTGTTTTTTCTGCATCTGGCGTAACGCTGATAAGTTTTACAGTCATTTCTTTCCAAATCCTTTTGAGTTTTTTGCTTCAATTTCTGCAAGTTCTTCTTTAATAACTCGCAATTGTTTTTTCATTTCTTTCAACTGCTCGTCACTATATAAGTGATCCTGTTTTACAAGTCTATCAAGTAATTTTATAAGTTCTTTTGCTCTAGTTGGCATAATCATCCTCAGGAATTTGTGAATAATTTAGATCCATGGGTTCAATATCATCAAAATTATATGATTGAACATCAGAATAAATTTCTGCTTTTAAAGCATCTATTAGCAGTTCCAAATTTCTCACAATTAACTTTATTCTTTCTTTGTCCATTTTTTTCAAATGTTTCAAGGACATTATACACAAAAAAAAGGGGGATGTCAATCCCCCCGCCTGGTCAAGCAACCTGAGGTTGCTTTGCCATATTCAATTGAGCAGTTTTAAGAAGTTTTTCTTTTTTTGCTTTGATTTTTAAATAGCGAACAAAATAAGTGTTCATTTGTTTTCCTCCAGAATGAGATTATAAGTCCCGTTCCTTCGGACGGTTTGCGTTCGCTATTTGCGAATAGCGAATGAACGACTTCGTTCCGCCGACCTACTTGCGTCTCAATAATGAGATGAACGTTGGGTCATTATACACCCTTCATGATATATAGTCAAGTACCTGACTTATTTTCTTTTTTTCTTTTCAGGAGCCTTATATCCCCAAGTTTTTGGATTATGTTTTCCAAATCCAAATTCAATACTTTTTAAGTTCTCACGAAATTTGTCCCAATACATATCAAATAGTTTAGTTTTTGAGCCTCTTGTAAGATCAAAACAAATCTTATCGTCTACAACATACTTAATAATATAAGCATCAGTTGGAACTTCAGTTATGGACACTTCTGAATAAGAACCATTTTGAATTAATATATCACATCCATAACGTGACTTACAAGTTTCTTTTTCTGCAGAAGTCCATAATTCCATAGTATTCTCTTTATTTAAAGTCTTTTCAGACATTTCTTTTGTTTTATTTCCCATCATCTAAACTCCAATTTATAATTATGAACGTCCACCCCACTGAATATCAGGATATGCTTCGGCAATAATTTCTTTTGTGATTTTATATTTTGTCTGCAATTTTTTATCTTTTGTAAGAATTAAAATTTCAGCTTCAAGAGGATGAAGTCCTTGGAGAATATTAATAAACATAGTCTCTCTGCGAAGAGAACTTAGCCCATCATTTCCACCTTTTACAAAGTTATAAAATTTTTGAAATTCTTTACGAATTGATGAACGACCTTGATCTTGTGATCCAAGTGAACTAGATCCAAGTTCCTGCATTTTAGATACAGCATCTTCAATTTTTTCACCCAATGTTCCTGAAAAAGAATTTTGTTCATCAAGACCTGCATAAGGAACATCACCTGGAGGTAGTAATGAAATTACACTTTCATCGAAGTTCCAAATAAAAATAGTCTTTAAACAAGGGTGATCATATTTTCTAAGTGCTTCTACCTTTTTAGCATTTGATCTTTGTTTACAAACCACATTTAAAATTTCAAATACAAATGGATTTGCTGGAAGATCTGGCAATGCTTCTACAACTGTTTTTGTTTTAGCTACAGTTGTTTTTAACACTTTGGCATTTGGTGATTTTTTAGTCACAGTTGTTTTTGCAGTCATAAAAAATTTAAAATAATGTCTCTACAAATTAATTTATAATACTATTTGTCTTCACTTTCTTCATCATCATCATAATCGTCAAATAGTCCTTCTTGAAATGTTACCGCAACCACTTCATCTGGAATTACATTTCCATTTTGATCAAAAAATTCTGGATGCAATTTTGGCCTGTCTTGATAATTCATCATATATTCTCTGCCTGTCCATCCAAGCGCAAGGCCAACAATAAAAAACAATAATACAAGAAAAGAACCAAAAACTAAACTGATTGCTAGCATTTTTTTTCTCCGAGGAACTACTTTTTCCTTATTGAAAAGGAAAATTCAAAATAGATGGTCACTTCCCTTTTTAGAAAGCATATCATCTTTTCAAAAATAATATGAAATGGATAAGTTTGCTTTCTTTTTCCTCCGTATAGCAGCACTTCAATACCACGATTTCTGTGATCTGATTTATTTATGTTTTGTTCAGACAATTTGTTTCTCTTTCAAAAATTTAATAGTATCAGTACATCCTCCAAGCTTTTTGTCATCGCAAAGAACTTGAGGGAATGTTGCACCAGAACCAAATTCAGAAACAAATTCTTCTCTAGTGAAATCTTCTCCTAGATTATACACTACAAATTTATTTCCTGTCAACTCTAAAACTTGTTTAACCTTGTAGCAGTATGGGCAATTTTCCTTTGAATAAATTGTAAAATTCATAATAGTAAATCGGGGTAAAGTTTAATTTAAATACAAATAGGAACGAACATCAGTGATATCTGAAATATTTAACATATTTTCTATTACTTCAGAATCAATAAGATCTGGATGATACCACCAATCTTCAAAAGAGCATTTGTCATTAGGAGATACATTAGAAACTAACATTTTATATCCTTTAGATTCTAAATATTCTCTAGATTTAGATCTATAAGTATTTGATAGATCAACAAAGTGATCATGCTCATATGTAATGAGTCTAAATTTATACTTATCAAATGGAATTAATTTTAAAATATTAAAAGTAACTTCAGAAGGTTCACAATCTAATTGTAAATAATCCACTATATTTCCTTTATTAAAAGAACTTAAAAGTTCATCATAGTCAATATTAGTAGCATCTGCACAGATAATTTTATTTTTTCTTTGCTCAGAAAACATCTGACACAAGTTTGAAAGAATTTCTATTGATACTCCTTCCCAATCAAATTTCGTTTCCAATAATGCAGTATTATTTTGATAAAATGGTTGCTGAGCACCTATCTCTAGGTAAAATCCATTCCTTTTTCCATTTAAAGCAGAAAGTACAAATAAATCCTGTCCTGCCTGAGAATAATTATTTTCTACATTTTCCCATCCATCAAATTTAAATTTTAATTCCTTATTACTATTTTTATTATATTTTAATTCATCATCAGATACATATCCAGTAGATAGATCAAGTAACCACTTTTGAATAATGCTAAAATGTTCATCTTTTACTTTATGATTATTTTTAATTTCTTGCAATAGTTCTCTACATTCATTATGTTTTTCCCACCACCATCCTGAAATAACCTTTTCAAGTAAAAGACCATATTTTCCAGGATAGCTTACATCAGTTCTCAATGGTTTTTGATCAAAATTACAATAACGAAGTGCTAAATCGGCGTTAACGTAACAATCTTGCCACCACTGCCTTTCTTCAGCATAAACACTTAACAAATAATAAGCTTCTGGCCTATCAGGTCTTAGCATTTGAGCTTGCCAAAGAAGAGATCTAGTACTTCCATCTCTTTCTTTCTGTTTTTTATAACAATAGGATCCTCGGATCAATGCCTCGTATGCAAGATCGGTGTCTTCAGATCTTTCAGCACATCTTAAATAGTAAGATAATGCTGAAGCCGTATGCCCTTCATTTTCATACCAAAGTCCAAGGTTAAAATTATGTTCTGGATTTTCAGTATCCAAAGCATAAGTAGTCAATAATTTTTCTATTTCAGTTTGTTCTTTAGTTTTTTCTTCGCAAATTGACTTCAATTTCCAATGATTTAAAACTAAATTTCTAGAAATTACATGATTATTTTTATGACCATCTTTAACATCATCATCTGAACCTTGAAATGTTGAATTAAATTTAGTATTCTCAATAAACAATGGAATAGTATAAGTTTTGCCAAGACATGCAAAAAGCATATTCTCAATTAAAGGCATCGCTTCTTGATTTGGAACTTCAAGTAAGTAATAATCTTGTTTAATAAAAGCATCAATAATTTTCTTTGCATAATCTCTAGTCACAATATATGCACTAGCTCCCCAATCATCCCAATATCTTTCTCGCAAATCAAACGTATCATAACTATCACGTATTGTAAATAGTTGAACACATTCGGCATCTTCTGGAAGAGATTCAATAAATTGCTCCCAGGTAAAATTCCAATATTGAACGGTCTCTAAACTAATATCATCTTCACAGAAAAATGCATAATCCTCATCAGTAGTATCATACCATTCTTTAATTGCTTTCAAATGAGATACACAACAACCTTTCGTTCCACCATTCAATTGATAAATATATTTTCCTTCGATTTTATCATTAGACTGATAAAATCTTTTTGATTTAATTGCATTTGGTTGAATATCATAATTTAAAAACTGCTGTTCCAAAGATTTTTGCCTATCAATCGATTCTTCAAGAGTTATATAATAAACTGATGGAAAGTAATTTAATTTTGATTTATCTATTATGATTTGATCGGTTTTTTCATTTGCCATATAATAATTGTTGTCTAACTTTTCTAAAATCCATTGAATTTTTCTTTCTCTAAAATAAGTTTCTGTAGATATATTATCATGAATATTAATTAGTTTTCCTTCTTCAATTAATTTAGTTTTATTTTTTTCAATATAATGAGAAACTAAAGCATAATCAATTTGAAACGGTAGAGATTCTGGAGAATATTGTGACTCCATAACCTTCCTAAAATAATTTTCATCTTCAATACTGTAGTCTTCACTATATTCAAATCTTTTTCTATCTGGATGAGGTATATGAAATATTTTATAATCAAAAGATAGCTTTTTATGCTCCAAATTTAGACTTTCCAACCGTTTAATAATTTCACCATCTTCCCATCCATAACTTTGAATGTCCTCATCAAAACCCCCTACCTTCAAAAAATTTTTTTTACTTACAAAAAGCATTCCTTTAAGATATCTAAAATAATTGGAATATAAATTTACATAATTCAAAATATCTTCAACACTCATTGATCCCATATCTATTTTCAATTCATTATTGTCATCATAATATTCAAAATTTTTATATTCTGCATTACCACTTAAAAAAGAATTTTGATCTATTTTATATTCTTTAATGAAATTATAATATGGATTAATTACATAATCACAATCAAGTTTTAAAATATAATCTCCAGTTGCTATTGATGCGGCAAGATTTAAAGGTTGTGAAAGATTAAAATACTTCTTTCCATCTACACGAATAATTCTAATTCGCCCATCAAGTTCTAAAAGATTATCAATTGGTTTATCAGAACTCCAATCAACAATAATAATTTCTTTCACTTCATCGAACATTATCCATGAATTTAATGCAATTTTAAGAGCCTCATAACGGTTTTTACAAGCACAAATTATGGATACATTTGCCTTTTTGTTTTTCACATACAAGGCATCACCCCAAACCTCAGTATAATACCATTGCGTCTCCATTCTGTCAAATCCATATGTGGAAAGAAACTCATCAATCTCCTCTACTCTGGCATTACCTTCATAAACCTCATCACGATTAACTTCGCAGTAAATATAATCGATATTTTTTAATGTTTCTGAAGCTCCTTTCAAAACTTCAAGTTCATATCCTTGAACATCCACAACCATCATATTGCAATTGTTGCAATCATAATCATCTAATTTATTCATTTGAACTTCTTCTGTTCCAATAAATGAAACTTCTGGATGAGCTGTTAAATGTACTTTAGGAGTAAGAATAGAACTACTTTGTGCTTCATTACTACTAATATTCATGATAACTTTTTTGTTATCATTTCCTAGAGCAACTTTATGAGCCACAATATTTCCACCAATACTTTTTATAGTATCTTCAAGAACTGAGAAATTTTCTGATAGAGGTTCAAATAAAATAATATTTTTTACATTGTGATCTTTATACTTACTAATTTCATTTCCATAATGGCCGCCAATATGAATAATTCCTGAAACATCGGGTTTGTATTTTTCAAATACATAATCAAGATCTAATATCATTTATCATTTCCTCCAAAAATATAGTTTCTTGTAAAAAGTTTATTTACCCGCAACAAATAAGCAGCGTTATCTTGAAAACCAAATGTAATCAAATAATCATTTCCATATTCACACATACCTACAGCAAATTCAATTTCAGCATTTAAGAAAGAAAATCTTGGTGAAACTTTTATAATTTCCCAATCCTTATTCCAAACTATAAATCTATGCCTATATTTACCATCTTTTCTTCCTGCTGGACTACTAAACAAAAAAGTTTCATGTGTAAGAGCAATATATCCATCTTCAAAAGAAAGAACCTGAGATCCTCCTCTTAGATCTACACATCCAAAATCTTTCCAACTAGTTAAGAAAACTTGTTTTGTAGTATTAGTTTGAATATCATATTTTACAACTTCAGTACCATTCGTCCATTTCACAAAATGATATGGCATATCTATAATTGGCATCCAATTCTTTTCACAATAAGCCTCTTTATCAATCGGTGTAGGAATTCGATATTGATTAATTTCCTTTATGCCATTTTCAGAAACTTCAATTTCACTGAGTTCCATTCTTCCAGTGCCAACAGTATCAAGATCTCTTCTTACTCCACAAATATAAAGCTTGCCATCCCAACGAACTATACGAGCATCTTCAAGTCCAACAAATTCCCAGAGTTCTTTATCTGGAAACTTTGAGGTATCAATTCTATTATATGATTTTATCCTCATATCATCATCCATTTCACAAAGAACATTCCAAGTTCTGAGTTTTATATCATTTTCAGGATGAATATAAACTAATGGACCCCAATGATGCTCAAACTTTTTCTTTTCTGAATGGTAAAGAGTATAGCTAATATTACGAAGATTTACTAAAATCTTTCCATTATCATTATAAATTGACGGATTTGTAATTGATGGACCTTTAAATTCTGACGATGGAATAACTAACGGATGAATACTCCCACCATTCTCCAAAGCAAGTTTTACAAAATTACTCATGCGATATCAAAATTTCCAATCTGGCATATTTAGTCAGATTATAGCACAGTACGTTGAAAAAATCAAAGATATATTATACAGTAGTAAATACGCCTTGGTTATTTAAAGGCAAACGAGTTAAAATAAAATAACTTCCTCTTAATGGCGTCACTGTACCTGTAGTAGAAGTTACATCAATCCTTAAAGTAGAGTTGAGAGTTGCGTTTGCTTCAATAATTGATTCAATATTAATTGCATGGTTAACACCTGTTGCCAATGAACCAGTAATACCAAACGCTGCAGCAGTTGCTGTACTATTGAATAATGCAATTTGGTTAGCAGCACCTGTTGCTGTACCTCCCGCAATTGCACCATATCTAAGAATGCCGTTTACGTTTACTGGAGTTTGAGAAGTAGTAAGAGTAAAAGTTACGGTATTTGCTGTCGTTTTTGTAAAATAACAATATGCTTCCAGACGATAAACACCTGCTGAAGAAAGACCAATTGCAGTTCCTGTAGGTCCAAAGAAACTACTAATACCAGGACCAATTGCAGAACCATTGGCAGATAATCTGTATATTTGAGTACTTTCTACAAATCCACGACCACTTAATGTATCAGAAGTTGCATAAAATCTTACACCATCATACTCAACAGCACCAGTTTCAGGTGTTGTTAAAGTAGTTCCTGCACCAATCTTTAATGGAGAAGTATTTGCAGATGCAGTTCCTCCAGCAATATTTAAATATGCTGAGGGTTGAGTTGATCCTACTCCAACGTTACCAGTTGCATAAACATTTCTTACAGTAGTAATATCATTCTGAGTAATCTGAACGTTTCCTGCTGCAAGTCTTGTTCCTGTTGGAAACTGAGTGCTTCCAATACCAATTGCATAGTTTGCTAACCACGCATCAGTACCTAAGCCTGCTGCATTATTTTTGAACCACATCCATTTCTTATATGTGTCTGGGTTCGTTTCATTTGCAGTAATTTTTAAACTTACTAAAGGATTACCTTCAGTAGATGCAACTGCAATACCCGCAGAATCCGCAGTTGCATCTGAAGAAGTAACCGTTGGTCCTAAATTCAATATAAGGTCTTGGTCCGTAAATCTTACATCAGAGCTGATAAATTGAGCAGTTGTTGATGCAAAAGATACAATACCATTGATTGCAACATTGCCGACCACTGAAAGTCTTGAGCTTCCTGGATTTGTAGTTCCAATTCCAAGATTTCCAGTGGATGCATTATATGCAAATTGGCCTGTTAAACCTATTTTAGGGTTCTGTGCCGTAATACCAGTTACCAATGTTGGATATAGTAATACTGTTGTAGTATCATCAGATGCAGTTATTGGACCTGTTACGCCTATTGTCCCCTGAAGTCCTTGAAGCCCTTGAGTACCCTGAAGTCCTTGCGAACCTTGTGGACCTTGAGCACCTTGCGCCCCCTGAAGTCCTTGTGGACCTTGAGCACCTTGCGTTCCTTGAAGTCCTTGTGAACCTTGAGTTCCTTGAAGTCCTTGTGAACCTTGTGGACCTTGTGTTCCTTGAACACCCTGCCCTCCTATAAATGTAGATCCCAAAAATGCAGATAAATTAGTTGGCATCTTTTATATTTTTAACAAACCTTATTATGTTTATATTTAGATCTTATATTCATCCATTTTATTTTAAGAATTTCCTCTATCAAATGCATAGCTAACATAAGGACCATTTGCATTCACATAATGCAAAAAAATCTGATGATGATAAGTATCATCATCCTTTTTAACTAGTCTCATGAATGCTCTTTGCATTCTATTATACTTTGATTGTAATGGTTCCCTCCAATGCTCTCTTTCACATCCTTTGTAAATTACAGCATCGCCATTTTTCATATTCACAAAAGTTTCAGTACCATCTGGTCTTTCAAACCATATAGACCAAGGATCTTTTCGATTTGTGCTAATTTGCAAAGTAACACTTACTTCACAAGCTGGTCTATCACTATGTCTTTTAAGTTGTTGACCAGTAAAATAAAATCTATCAAAATAATAAGTTGGATGTAAATCTATTCCCAAAGTTTCTTCTACTTCTTTTTTAACAAGATAATGAAGTTCTTTATATGCAGGAAAATTATATCTAGATAAAGAACCATTTACTTGATTTTCTTCAGGAATATGAATGCATTTATCTTTTCTAACATAATTAATCTGACCACGTTCTTTTGGAACTGGATTATAAAGATTTTCAGGATCTATAACCATTCCTGGAACAAATAAATAACCATTCTTCTCAAATGATTCATTATCCGTCATTTTATAAGTCGGTAATGTTTGTTTTTTTGGATATTCTCTTTCCATCACTTCCACCTCGGACCAATTACCCAACCAACAATACTTTTACGCATTCCAGACTTAACTTTACGAACTCTATGAGGAGTTCTAGAATCAAAAAATGCTATTGTACCCCTTTGTTTTGGCATGAAATAAGATTTTCCACTGAAATCCATAAATTGCACTTCTCCTCCTCTGTAATCTTCTGGGTCTGAAAGTTGAAGAGTGAAAGAAAGTTTTCTTACATATTCATTTTCTATATTGATTTGATCATCTGGTTTATTAACTCCACCATGTTTTACCAAATTTGGTTTATAACAACTATCAATTCCAGCATCAATATGCCAATTATAAAACTGACCTTCGCCATATTGAGTATATTGAAGATTTTCTGAATCAACTGAGGTTAAATCATACAAAAAGTTTTCTTTATTTGCCCTCATTACATAATGCCACAAAAATCCACCAATCCAATGATTAGTAGGAATCCATACATTTTTACTATTTCTTATAATCTTATCTATTTCACCATGACCACCAAAACCAACTGAAGAATCTTGAGTTTGATCATCAAAGACCTTAAGTTCTTTTTCTATAGTTTCTATAATATTTTTTGGTAATCCAGTTTCATACCATACTGTTTGAAATGCCATATAAAACTAATATATTCATCAATATTATATAGCACTATATTAAATCAGTAGAATAATTAAGTGTCTCAAACTCTTTAATAAATTTATTTTTAACAAGCATTGCTAATTCTGGAGTATAAACTTTCCTATAATCTGGACCTGGGGTATCATTAACCTTTTTTGTGTTCCAACTAGTTTTACATTCATCAACTAAAAAACGCTGAAGTATTTCTTGCTGTTCAAGTTTAAATACTCTACCATTATACTTTTCTATTCCTTTTATATAAAATAATTGCGATTGCATCATATATTGTCCCAAATATTCATCATCGCAGAGATCATAAATAAAATCCTCAAATTTGTCAGGGACAGCAGGAAGATTTACTGAACCAGCAACTCCATCTCTTCTACAAAATTTCCACAAACTATAAATTCTATCATATGGATTTCTTACAACTGAAAACAGTTGAACTTTAGGAGATTTTATAGATGGAATATTTCTCTCCAAAAAAGAAACATTATAGTGCTGCTTCATTACAATCGAAAAAGTTTTACCCCATCCATATGGATCTTTTGTACTTTGATTTAAATATGGATAAAAAATGCGACTTTCTGGAGAATTATCAGATAGCATCTTAATAAAAGTTCCAGCATTTTTTGGTATATGAATATGAATAAAAATTTTATTTTCCATCTAGCTCTTTTAATAATTTACAAGTATTTTTAAATGCAAAATCTGGAGTGAAATATTCTATCCAGATTTTAAAATTTTCTTTTTGTATCTGAATTAATTCTTCTTCAGTATGTGATTTATGATATTCTTCAATTACAGAATAAACATCAGTAAAATTATTAGAATTTTCTTTAGTAACATATACTGTATTAGTATGATATGGAATATAATCTTTAAATGGTAAAATACAATCAGTATCTATTAAAATGGGAATTCTTCCCATCATAAAAACTTCACCTAAACGAAAAGAAAAATTTCCTCCACCTCTAACACATAACCCATATAAATTATTCTCCAAATTTCTTATAAATTCTGCTCTATGTTTATCTTGATGCGATTCATAATTAGTTTCTACCATACCAAGCCAATTCTCTCTCAATATTCCTTCAACACACTTCTTTTCAAATAACTCATCATAAACTTGTTTTCGTATTCCACGATACTTTTGCTTATCAAATACCTCATTACAAGAATCAGTGTCTATTTTACCACAAAAAGCTACTGATAAATCTTTTTTGCGATAAGTTTTGCAATAAGAGAATAAATTGAAAGTTGGACATCCTAAAACATTTGTATCATGATCTGAAGCAAATCCAGCATTTCTAAAAACATATCCATATTCTTTAGAAATATTAAACTCACTATTATCATCCGCACCATAAAAAAATAACATCTTTTTATTATTTAAGATTGCCTTTTTTATAAGTTCTTCATACCTAAAAAAAGATTTTCTTGGCGAAATGCTAAGTACTGCAAGATCAGAAGGAAGAACCACATAATCACATTCTTCTATAGTATGACAAAAAGTTTCTTCAACATTTAAAATTCTAGAATATACCCATTTAGGATACATTGAATAGTTTTCAAAACGCTCTAAAAGTGATTTTTTTAAATGTTTAGGAAGAAGGCACATATAAAAATACATGTGATGTATTCTATAGTGCCCTTGATTTTTCCTTTTAAATACATAATTTTCAATATCAAAGTAATTTAAATCAGTATAAAATTTCATTCAATTTAAGTAGTAATTCCAGAAATTATATTTTGAAGTTGTTGATCTGGTGTTAAAGAATTTTCTTGTGTTGTTTTTAAATCAAGTTCAGATTCCCAATTGACTATAGATTCATTCCAAATGTATATTTTTCCATCATTTGGTTCTGGAATAGGAGGCTGCCAAAAAGCAGTCTCATGATCAAATACCCATGATGGATAATCTTCAGGTTTTGGAATAATAAAAACTTTTTTATCATCATCATAAGTATATCCAGGACTGACTGGATAGCCCTTGGTAGTTTCATCCCACGGTACTAAATCATAATTATCAATTATAGATTGATCTAAAAACGATTGACCATCCCATTCTATATTGTTTATAACTACTTTTGTAGTTTTTTCTATGACTGCATAATTCATTTTTTACCTCTTTTTAATTTACCATTCAATAATAACTATTCCTGGGGCTCCTACACCTCCAGTTGTAGCAACAATAGGAGCAATTCCAGCAGAAGAAGCACCTCCTCCACCAGCACCATATCCTGATGCAGCACCACCATTTCCTCTAGTAGGAACTCCATAATAAGATGAAGGGAGTGGAGATGATGAAATATTTCCATCTCCTGCTGCACCCAAAATCGAATCTCCACCTTTTCCACCAAAATAATAAAATCCAGCTGGAGGCACAACAGTAGGACTAGCTGGAGGGAGCACATAACTATCGCCCCATGAACCTTCGCCACCATTAAATCCCATAAATGCATAAACAGAACCTGGGGGAGATATTGGAGCTGCAGTTCCTCCAATCCCAGCTCCAGTTCCAGTTGGAGCAGTAAAACCTCCAGGAGTAGAAATAACATCTATTGGACTAGCACTTGGTAATGTTACTGAACTAATTCCAGCAGCACCACCTACAGTAATCGAATAAGATTGACCATTTGAAACTGATTGATATGTTATTGCAAGAACTGATGCACCTCCACCAGCTCTAGTACCTCCTGTTGGAGAATTTGGAACTCCTCCACCATTTCCTCCACCACCCATACATGATATTTTAATTTGTGTCACGCTTGAAGGACAATCAGTTCCCACAACAAATGTTCCTGGTGTAGTATAATAAACTTTTTTATCTAAGCCAGATGTCGTAACATTGGTTAAATTGGTCCCATCCCCGACAAAAGATGCTGCTGTCACAATACCAGCATAAGTTCCATTAACTATATTAGTGGTATTTTTACTATCACTAATTACTATTGTTCCAGCTATTTTAATTGCCATTTTTACTTACCATTCGATAATAACTATTCCTGGGGCTCCTGCACCTCCAGCATTATTTGATGGATTGGTAGGGCTAGCTCCACCTCCACCAGCACCATATCCAGTTGCAGGAAGTCCAACTCCACCAGCAATAGGTCCACCTACACCCAAAACTGAATCACCACCATTTGCAAAATAATATGGATAGTTTGCCCCAAAGAAATCTCCTGGTTGTCCTCTTCCGCCATCATAGCCTACAAGAACATAATCAGCACCAAGAGGTGATGTTGGAGCTGCTGCCCCTCCAGCTCCAACGCCAGTGGCAGGGCCTGGAGCAGTAACCCCACCAGGAACAAGAATAACATCTATTGGACTAGCACTTGGTAATGTCACTGAACTAATTCCAGCAGCACCACCTACAGTAATCGAATAAGATTGACCATTTGAAACTGACTGAGTTGTAATTCCAAGAACTGATGCTCCTCCACCACCCCTTCCTTTACCAGAGTTTCCAGAAGAAGCTCCTCCATTTCCACCACCGCCCATACATGATATTTTGATATTAGTGACCTTTGAAGGGCAATCAGTTCCTACAACAAATGTTCCTGGAGTTGTATAAACTTTTTTATTGGTTCCAGAAGTCAATCCATTTAATCCTATACCACTTCCAACAAAAGATGGTGCTGATACAGTGCCAGTATAATTACCATTAACTACATTAATTAGACTTCTAGCATTAGTTATTACTGTTGTTACGCCAATTTTAATTGTCATTTTTACTTACCATTCGATAATAACTATTCCTGGGGCTCCTGCACCACCAGTTCTGTTTGTAGAGCCTGGAGAATAAGAACCTCCTCCACCAGCACCATATCCTGTTGCCGCGTTTCCATTACCAGCTGCAGTTAAACACTGACCCCCCTTTCCTAAAACAGATGATCCGCCAAGACCTCCTAAACCAGGATATCCATAAAAAATACCAGATCCAGGACTAGCACCATTACCACCATTAAATCCTACAAGAACATAATCAGCACCTGCAGGAGTTATTGGCGCTCCTGCTCCTCCAGCTCCAGTACCTGTACTTCCTGGAGCACTAACTCCTGCAGGAACAAGAATAACATCTATTGGAGTTGCCGTTGGTAATGTTACTGAACTAATTCCAGCAGCACCACCTACAGTAATCGAATAAGATTGACCATTTGAAACTGGTTGAGTTGTAATTCCAAGAACTGATGCTCCTCCACCGCCTCTATTTCCTGGCCCTGGTGTGGGTCCACCATTTCCACCACCGCCCATACATGATATTTTGATAGTAGTAACATTTGATGGGCAATCAGTTCCCACAACAAATGTTCCTGGAGATGTATAAATCGAAACACCTATACCAGTACTTGGAGTATTAGTTATATTTGTTCCATCTCCAACAAAAGCTGTTGCAGTTACAATACCAGTATAATTAGCATTGACTCCATTGATAATATTTTTAGTATTATCAATTATTGTTGTTCCACTTATTTTGATTGCCATCTTCGTGTATCCACTAGGCTTTTAATTATTTATTTAGATTTTTAAGTTCTTCTATTTGTTTTTGCTGCTCTTTAATTGCTTCAATGAGAACTCCAATGATACCATTATAATTAACAGTCTTTGGATTTTCTCCATTTACAAGTTCAGGTAAAACTTGTTCAACTTCTTGAGCAACAACACCAAAGGATGGTTTATTATTTTGTTTCCACTCAAACTTAACTCCACGTAATTTATTTACAATATTTAAAGCATTATCTACTGTTTGAATATTTTGCTTGAGAATAATATCAGAAGTAGAGTTCAAATCAGTACAAGTGATTACTCCAGTAACTGATACATCACCAACTACAGAGAGTTTTGATGATGGATTTGTAGATCCAATTCCAAGATTTCCAGAAACATAAGCACCACCAGATACTTGAAGAAATTGGTTTGCAGTTCCCGTTCTTGTGGCAGTTGCTACTCCAAGTTCTCCAAAAGAATTTAGTCTTATACCACCAATATTAGCAGACCAAGGAGCAATTACAAGGTTTCCAGTAGTAGTTACTGTTCCATCAGTAAATATAATTCCTTTATCTCCAGTTTGTGTTATTGGATTATAGCTACCAGCACTAAGACTATTGTGAATATCAATATAACCAATACCACTTGCTCTTATTTCTGGAGATGAATCACTTGTAGTTCCACCGTAAACATCAAGTTTTCCTACTGGGTTAGCAGTTCCAACACCAATAATGTTTGTAGATGGATTTATATTGAATAAGGTACTTGCTCTTGGAGTTTGAGTAGATCCAATTGCTGTAACAAATACTGGATATTGAGTAGAGTTTGTTGAATCTAAAGTAGTATTAATTAAATTACTAGGTCCTACTGGCCCAGTTGATGCATTTACTTGCCAAGTTGTTCCATCATAAATTAACTCAACTTCTATTCCAGAAATATCAAGAACTAAAGTATCATTTGTTGCAAAGTTTTCAATTTTTCCTCCTGTAGGTGGAGCAACTGTTAAATTATTAGCTTTCCAACTTGCACCATCAGATAATATTACATTATTTCCTGTTACTGGTGACGTGGGAAGATTAATTGTAAATGATCCTCCAGAAGTATCTGCAATAATTTTATCACCCGCAACTGCAGTGTAAGTTGCAGTTTTTCTTATCCAGTTACTTGAACTGCTGGTAGAAGAAGGAGTTGACCAACTTACACCTGCTCCAGTAGATATAAGAATTGAACCTGCAGTTCCTACTTGATTATTACTATCATAAAGACCTCCAGTTAGTCTAGCACTTCCTTGAATGTGCAAAGTTTGTGATGGAATTGAAGTTCCAATACCTAAATTACCTGTGGAAGGATTAAACGCTAATTTAGTATTTGAAATTCCTAATGATGTTATAATTCCAGAAGTTGATGATGTAAATCCAATATAATAAGTGGTATTTAAATCAGTGTTGGCAACTGCTACTTGAGAATTACTAGTCCAGCTTATTCCACTACCAATAGAACTTAATACTTGACCTGATGATCCTGCAATATTATTGACATCATAAAGAGCACCACGAAGCCTTGTATTACCATTAACATCTAGTAACTGTGTTGGAGTTATAGTTCCAATTCCCAAATTACCCGTGGAGGGATTGAATGTTAATCTAGAAGATGAAACTCTTAATGTAGTCTGTATTCCAGAAGTTACACTTGATATTGCAACATACCAATTTGAGTTAGAAGAAGTATCATCAACTATAGTAACTCCACCACTACTACTTCCTTGAAGTCCTTGTGGACCCTGTAGACCTTGAGATCCTTGTGAACCTTGTGATCCTTGAAGTCCTTGTGAACCTTGTGAACCTTGAGTACCTTG